CAATAATCAATCAAATAAAAGTAAAACTCTGGGAAACGTGTCACCACTCGTTTTAAACTCTATTTAATGATTAGCCATCCATCTTGCTTATGAATTCCAATAATCAATCAAATAAAAGTAAAACTCTGGGAAACGTGTCACCACTCGTTTTAAACTCTATTTAATGATTAGCCATCCATCTTGCTTATGAATTCCAACTGTAACAACTCAAATCTGTTTGCCACAACTTGTAATCCAGCCTTCTGTAATGCTCTATTAACTTTACCATTATATTCATCATAGTAATTCTTACCGTAATGAAAAGCCAGCCTCTCTCCGTTTTCTATATTAACGTATAGCTGCGCTATTCCTTCCTGCTCATTTGACGCCCTTACCCAATTAGTTAATTCTTGGATGGTTGTCTTATCTATCAAAGGCACATAAGCTTGTACCTGCGTGTTGTATCGTGAAGTACACTTGAGAAACTTCAAATTCTCTAATAGCATATAATCTGGTGGGTCTTCATCTAACTTGTGTGCAGGAGTTAACACCAATCCATATGATGCCAAAATATGCGACACTGTGTTATAGTTGTAAATAGCACGAACATCATCATGTACTGCAACTACCAAATCATCTCCATAGATAAATTCACGCACATTCTTGGAAAAACTCCCAACTACGGTTCCTCCTATACACTTGTAGTACGCAACTCTTAAGTATATAGCATTCACAATAGTATTAATCACGGCCGTTAGGGGATTACCTGAAGGATTTCCTTGGTGTGTATAATAGCAAAGATCTAACCCCATATGTAATGTATGGATTAGTTCATCAACTAGTACTCTTCTCATCAGTCTACACTGTTCTGCTGAGAAATTATGGTTCTCTTCTCCGATTGTAATTTGGATGTTATTCAAATACAAATCATACCAATCTGATATTATTTCCATAGCCTCGTACATACATTCCGGTTGTAATTTTCCATCAAAAGTCTTATGATCTCCATCAAATCCAAATCGTGACATTTTTCTCATTTTCCGAAGCATATTGTCCCAATCACGAGAATAGGGATCTATTCCTATTGCGGAGAAACTATCCAAACAATTCGCCTGATTCATAGCAATAAAATCCAAAGTGAAAATTCTCATAACCACTGTAAATCCTAATGGAGCAATTGCAAACAAC